AAGACAGATTAAGATTTCTGACCTCCATCAACATCAGGCTCCCCACCGACAAAGCAGAAGCCAACGCAACTCGTGTGGGGGATATATCAACCCCATTGATGCAGTATGTTGGCGACCCCGCCCCGTTGTCTGCCCTATCAGAGCCGCTTGTTGCGGTAATTGCGAAGTACGTACTATTATTCGTGGTACACACAATCCCAACACCCGCAGCACTATCCCTCCGCACCACGATGAAACAATCCATGTTGCTACCCAGCGTCACAGCACCGCTGGACAGGGAGTCGCCACCGTCGAACTTGAGATACTGCGGGAAACCTACTGTGTCGTAGTCTGTGGCTGTGTTTACGCGCTGGTAGGCTGGAATGTTTGATGGGGAGTTGGCTGGGCGTAGGTCTGCGCCCCAGATGTGCACAGCCACCAATCCACTGGTTCCTGCGTATGATTGTGTAGTGCCGCCAGTGCTCGCTCCAAACCGGAACTCTCGCTGTGCTGACAAGGTTGTCGTAGTCACCATCGTGATTTTGTAGATACCAGAACCGACGGAAGAAATTGTTGCCGAGAACCCCGGATCGAATGAAACAGTGCCTGCGGCTAGGTCGAAGTACGCTGCACCTCCAGGTGCATCAGTTGGGCTTCTCCCTAGGCTCAATAAATAGCAATTTGTTCTTCCTTCTGGTTTGACAAATAGCGTCAATTTTCCCGAACCAGTTATGGTTGGTTGCTGCGCTACAGTATGTGGCGATGTAGCCCCGTCTTCCACCAACGCATCCATTGTCAGCAAGCCATCAGGGCTGACTAACGTATTGCTTGTTATGGTGACACCAGATTTCGTCCACGCCGCATCCCCAAAATCCTCAGTCTTAGTCAGCAAGTTAACCCGAGCACTTGCCGTAGGCTTTGCCGCCGTTGTTGGCTGGGTCAGGTGGATGCCGGAGATTTCGCGGACGGAGATGTTGTTGAAGTCACAGTATTGGCCCGCTACCGTGGATACTTCCATCAGCGTGACGTAGCATGTTGAGCCGCTTGCCAAAAATGTTGCGCTGTAAGGCACGCCAGATGTCAGTCCCTTATCTGCGTAGTTGTACCCCTCTTGCGTCGATCCGATGCGCAAGTTACTACCACTCGTCGCCGTGTGGCCTGTTACTGTAAATCCATATGTGCGCCCTGGAGTGGTGGCAAGTGCCTGACTCGCATATCCAACTCGCCCACCAGCACCGCCGCAGGCCACTCGCAATCTGCCGCCTACGGATGACAGTTCGCCAAAAGGCGCTCCACCACTCATTCCTCCGGCAGTCCAACCCGTTGTATCTGCGAAGTCAGCGCCATTCACAACCAACTCAGGCCCAACCACCCCAAGCGAGTCAAGCACAGCCCCCACAGGGCCATCCACAGCAGCCAACGTGCTTGCGGTGCTCTCAACGTAGTCCAGGTACGTCTTGCCGCCACTGACTGTGCCACCTGCGCCGAATAGCCACAGGGATGCGCCTTTTGACTGGAGCATGGTGTAGGCTTGGGATAGAGCGCTGACGACAGACCGTCTGACAGCCAGGCTTGCGATGGAAACGCCTAATCCAAGCATAATCAGCTGAGACTCACAATACCGGTTGCAGTTGTGCTTGCCTTGACAAGCCGAAAACAGCCCGTCAGGTACTGGCCAGCGCTCACAATGAATGTGGCCGCCACACCGTTTGCCCCCTCGATCACCACGTTACCCGCGCCGCCAATGTACAGGCCAAGCTTGCAATTGACAGGTGATGTATCGCTCGGAGTGACCGGTGCAAAAATCGAGGGTATCAAGTTCTGGTTGCTCATATCTGTCCTTAAATCTTTGGAATATCCAGGCCATCGTTGGCGAATACGTTGCGCAGGAGCGTTACCTGCTTGATGGCTGCCTGAAGCCGCACAAGGCCATCAGGAGCGACGTTAATCAGGTCTTGGCAGTAGCAGTCATAAAGCGCATCCAAGACCGCTATGGCCTGTTTTGACACGTCTGACCCGGCATACATGCGCAGGTCTCGGGTCGACTCTTTGAGGCGGTTAAACGGCTGCATCTAACTCTGGCGTTTCAATACCTTGCTGCATGCCTGCTCGCGGCCCTTGCATGGGTTGTGGTGCTTGAATCTGCTCAGTCTGAACCGGTGGGCCACCCAGTTGGGCAATGCTTGGATCAGGCGTTGCATCTTTGAACCCGGAGCTCTTCAGAATCTCATCGGCAGCCGGTGCGACGTGCGGAGAGGTAACGGCGGCGCCACCTGCCTGCAGGCTGGAATAAATGGTCCCAACCTTCTCTGCCGTTGTCTTGGCCAGGATCAGTTCAATCTCAGCGGTCGCCTTGCCAGCCTGGGCCGTCAACAGGGCCACTTTCTTCTCAAGCTCGGCCATCACCAGTTGCTGTTGCATTTGCTGCATCTTCTGCTGTTGCTGCATCATCTCGTTGTTCGTCTCGGCCGCGACCTCTTCCTCGGTCTTCACGATGTCAGAGAGCTCATGGGCTTCGGCACGTTGACGCAGCAGCTTGTCACGCTTGATGAATGGAGCGTCCATTGGGTTGGCTACTGCCTGTGAAAACATGTCCAACTGACTGGCACGCACTTCACGCGCCACCAGTGATGAAGAGCCCCGGGCCTTCACATCAAAGTCGCCTTTGATCGCGTTGTCTGGGTGGAACTGCATGTTCCAGCGGTACAGCGCTTTGATGAACGGGGTAGTCACACCGTCGTCCCAGTTGCCGATCAAGTCCTTGATCATGATGTTGGCCGCACCCATCAGCATTGACATACCGGATGCGGTTCCAGCAGCGCCGCTGGCCACGTTCTCGCCGGTCATGTAGCGCGGGACTGCGGACACTTCGTCCATGTTCGTCTCAAACCGGTCTGCCATGTTGGACAGGTTTGGCAGGTTCGATGGCAACTCAATCGCCCGCACAGCGTTCACGCCGGGGTTCGAGGAGTTGCGCAAGAACACTTTCCACGGGTGCATCTCTGTGGCGTCATCCATGTTGGACAGCAAGGCCAGGTTCACTTCGACCATCGGGCCGGATGTGATAGCTCCGTTGTCCAGCATCATCCGAGTCGATGCATTGAGCATCGTCTGGTCATCGCGCAGGATCGTTGCCAGGCCATCGCCAAAGATCGATGTCTCGTCTTTGTCAAGGTAGTAAATGTGGTACGGCCAGGTCACGCCATTGATGGGCTGCAACACCGACTTAATCACTTCGCCGTTGGGCAACAGCCAGACGTTGGAGAAGAACGACTCATGGATGCGCTCTTGAGGCACCTGGATGCCAATGGACTCCAGATCATCACCGGTCAACCAACCCCAGCGCTCCAGCACCTCGTACTTGCCATCGTTGATGTTCTGTGTCTCAGTGCGCTCGCCAATCATCTTGAGCTCACTGTCGATGTACTTCAGCGTCACCTGGCCTTCAGGGCTGGCCTTGACGTAGTCGATGATCACCTGACGGCTGAACGACTTGCGCTCGGCCAACTCAGTGAGGTCGGCCCGGGTCATCTGGTGGCGCTCGTAAACGTAGCGGCATTTGTCCAGTGAGTCAGCGCCCATGTCAGGGTAGAAGCGCCAGATCGGCACGTAGTCGATGAACGGCACCACGTAGGCTTCGCTCTTCTCAATCCACTTGCCGCCTTCATTGACGAAGGTCGAACGCACCCGGCGCTCAACCAACGGACCCTTGATGATGCCGGTGCCAAAGAGGTGACCCGAATGGATCGCCATTTTGCAAATTCTCTTGTAAGCCACCTCGGTCAGCTGGTCATCAATCACGGTGGCCATTTTCTTGGCCGATGCCTTGCTGATCTTCAGCAGTTCCTTGTCGACCACTTCTTTTGTCAGTGGTTGCTTGGCTTGTGCGGCCATCGCCTTAAGCTGTTCAATCACCCGCGACTTGATCTCGTCAGGCAGGCTCGGCACCGGTGTCGAATCGATCTCCCAGTTCTTCTCGGAGCCACTTGGAAACAGCAAGTCTTCGACACGCGAGTCCACCGTCTTGACCTTGACCCGAGTCTTACGCACAAACGCCCTGGACCGCGTTGGGCCAATGGCATCGATCACTTCGGGGTCGTATTGACCACGGTATTGACGCAAGTCCTGGAGCCAGCGCATTTCAGTCGGGCGTCTCTCAAGCTCAGCCTTGGCGAACTCTGCAAGCAAGCGGCCGCCCAACGCGCCCAGGATCACCTGGCTTGGTCGATCAGAGAAAGTCTCTCTGGCAGCCAGCGCGTACTCGAGGTCTTGCATTTAGCGGCGACCTGCTGACGGAGATGATTGGACGTTTACCCGGCCAACCTTGCTGATGTCCGCCACGCTTTCTGGTTGGTTCATCAGGTCGCCATTGGTGTCACGCACATTCGATGGCAGTGTCTTGTCGGCGAACATC